TTTGATGATTTTGAACCTTATATGAGCCTCATTAAGGGGTTTAAGGAAGATAGTGGTGTAGCTTCCCGCAAAGGTAGCGTGAGGTTCCTATGAGGTATGATAAGCTTGTAGAGGTGTTCACACAGCCCTCACAACAGTCAGACGGCATGGGTGGTTATATAGATACACCTGTTAGTTTGGGGCTCATGAGCGTTGCTGTGAGTAATGTTAAGGGTAAAGAGTATGGTGAAGTTGGTTTGAAGAGACTGGTGTTTTTAGGTGGTTTGCCAAGAGGCCTGAATACAGTTATGCTGGACGGTGTTGAGTATAGTGTAGTTGAGGCTTTTGAGCATCCTATGCGTCCGTCAGTTGTGGTGAAGCCATTATGAGGATAGACTTTGATACATCAAGTTTTGAGCGTGGCATGGATAATATGTTGCGCAACGTAGAGGCCAATATGGAGAGGATTGTGCAAGGTACTTTGGATGTTGCTGAAACACGTGCCAAAGCTCTTGCTCCTGTTGATACTGGTAAGCTGCGCAATATGATAATGGGGGAACGCCAAGGTACTGTTGGTGTGCTTACTTCACAAGCAGAGTATAGTGTGTTTGTTGAGTATGGTACTTCTAAGAGTAGGGCCCAACCTTTTATGAACCCTGCTTTTATTGAGGCTTGTGAGTGGCTCAAAAGTGAAATAGAAAGGGGCCTATTATAATGGAAGAGTTATATAAGATGCTGTTTAGAGAGTTAAGTGGTGTTGCTCATGTTGTTGCTTTTAGGGAAGAGGCAGCCATTAATAGGTTCCCGCTCATTGAGTTGGGTGTGCCGGTCAAGCTCCCTAACCGCACCAAAGATTACACTGGACGCGCCACCTACAACATGACTATACACGTGTGGCAAAGAGGAACCAGTTTAACAAGCGTATTGTCCCTCTTGGCTGGTGTAGAAAATAAGATTAATGGTTTGAACGCAAGTACTAACACAGCAACAATAGTAAACAGTACAATGCTTACAGAGGATATTCCTAATAGTAAACAAAAGATTTTTCATGGTGCTATTGTTTTTACAGTAGTATACTAACAAAACAGAATGGAGAGTTTTATAATGGCAGAAAAGAAAATTAGAGGTATTGACATCTTACTTTACGCTGGTGAAGGAGAAAATAAGAAAGTAGTTGGTGGCCAACGTGGCGCTACATTAAACCGTTCAAGTGAGCCTTTGGACACTACTGCAAAGGATAATGAAGGCGGTTGGAAGACTTCTATCACTGGTTTTAAAGAATGGTCAGTAGAAGCAGAGGGTATTCTCATGACGGGCAATGAAGGTTTCAATGCTGTTGAGGATGCGTTCCTTTCTAACTCACCTATTATGATTGAATTATCAACTCCTGGTGGACGCAAGTACTCAGGTTTAGGTATTATCACTGAATTACCAATTGAAGCTCCTTATGATGATATGGCTACTTACAGCTTAACTATCCAAGGTGCTGGTGCTTTAACACAGACTGACAATCCTGCTGGTCCAGAAGCTTAATTAAGTCTCCCTTGCGGGAGGCTTTTTTTTTATGCTCTGGTTAGTATATAAGATTAGACGGCAAGACAACAAAACAGAAAAGGGGTTTGTATTATTATGGCAAACAAAACAGTAGCACTTAAAATGGATAAGGTGCGCAATTTAAAGTATGGTATTAATGCTATTATCCAGTTAGAGGAATTGATGGGACGTTCAGTTTCAAACATTACAGATGACGTTTCTATTAAGGACTTACGTACAATGTTGTACGTTGGTTTGAAGTGGGAAGATAAGGACCTTACAGAAGATGTAGCGGGAGACTTAATGGACTTAGCTATTGAGAATGAAGGTATGGAAGAAGTATCCAACAAGATTGGTAAAGCATTCCAGTTAGCATTTGGTGGCACTGCCGCACCCACTGTTAAGTAATGGAAAGTTGGACCAAGACAAAGTTATGAGTATTGTGTTGGTTGAATTAAAACTGTGTAGCGCTTTGGAGTATGAAGAGGTTTGCACACAGTTTACAATAGGGGACGTTATGAGTATGTACTTGCTGTTGGTTGAAAAGGAACAACAGCATTATGAGCTTATGTCTCAGGCGTTTAGAGTTGGTTATGTTAATGCTAAGAGCAACAAGAACCACAAAATGTTTAAGGAACGTCAGGCTGTGTCTGGTGCTTCCAAAACTGTTGAACGCTATGAAAACAAGGAAGATAAAGATAAAGCCCTACAAGAGTTAATGGGCGTATTTAATGAGGATGCCCACTGAGGGTGTCCTCTTTTTTTTTAGTCTATATTAGAGGAGGATAAAGTTATGGCAGGACAAGATCAGACTATACGCATTAGGTTTGACGTTGATACGTCAGGCTTGCGTAATGGTCTTAATGAAGCACGTAATGGAGCACGTAATGCTGGTAGCGCTGTTGAAAGCTCAACCAAGTCTGGCATGGGAGGGCTCAAAGCATTAGGTATTGCTGCTGCTGCGGCAGGTGCGGCTATGGTTGCTGCTGGTGCTGTTGCTAAGAAAGCTTTTAGTTTTGGTTCAGAGTTAGTCCAAGAGGCTGCTGGTCTACAAGCATTAGAAGCACAGTTTAGTCAGACTTTTGGCTCTATGGAGGCAGAAGCTACTACGGCACTATCTGCTATTGGTAAAGAGATGAATATTGACCCTTCACGTCTTATGAGTTCCTTTGCCCGCACAACAGCAATGTTCAAAGGGTTTGGTATTGAGACAGAGAAGGCAATGGCTGTTGCTGAACAAGCCACACGTAATGCTGCGGATGGTGCTGCTTTCTATGATGTGTCAGTTGAGCACGCAGCTGAACGTATTGATAGTTTTATTAAGGGTAATACACAGGCAGCAGAGAGTGTTGGTATCTTTGCCAATGCGTCAGAGCTTAACAACTTTGCTCTGGAAAAGTTAGGTAAGTCTTATGATAGTTTATCAGAAAGTGAAAAGATGCTCTTACGCTCTGACTATGTTGACGCTATGTATGAGAGAGCTGGCGTGACGGGCCAGGCTGTACGTGAGGCTGATGGTTTAGAAAACGTATTGGGGAACTTAAAATCAGCGTGGAGTGGTCTCAAAGCTGTTATGGGTGCGCCTCTATTGGAACTGGTTATTCCTGTGCTCAAACTATTCACGTTAGCTATGATGACAGCATCAGAAAAGATTAAGGCTTTCTTTGCTCCTATGTTAGAGGCTGAGGGCTCCATTATGAGCTTCAAAGATAAACTCATGGGGCTTTATGATGCTTTGGAGACAGGTGGTTTTGCTGGATTTGCTGAGGCGTTCAGTGGACTGTTTGATGGACTGGACTTTGGCTCACTTGTCCAAAAGGGCATAGAAATGGTTCAGGGTCTCAAAGATGGTATGCTAAGTGCTATCCCAGGTATTGCTGAGATGTTATTTAGTAATATTGGTGGCATTGTAGAAAACGTATTGAGCTTCCAGGCCCAAATGCTTATGGTTGGGGCCCAGCTTATTGTAGGACTTGTTCAAGGTATTGCTGCGGCTTTACCAGGGTTAGTTAGTACATTGGGCAACTTAATGATTAGTCTTGTTGAAACAGTGGCACAGGTTGTTCCAAATCTTTTAGAAGCTATCATGGGTATTATTCCAGTGTTAGGAGAGGCAATTGTAAGTATTGCTTCTATACTTGCTGAACTGGCTCCACAGCTTTTAGAAACTATTGTGAGCATGATACCAACTTTAATGGAGGCTGTTCAACAGCTTGTAGAGACTTTAATAACTACAATCACAACTATACTACCACAACTTATTGAAGTGGCCCTACAACTTGTACAAGGACTTGTGCAGGGTATTATCACAGCTTTACCTCTATTGGTTGAGGCCGCTATACAGTTAGTGTTAGGACTACTGGACGCTATTATAGCTGCTATTCCTATGCTCTTGGACGCAGGTGTACAACTTATACAGGGACTGCTAACAGCCATTGTAGAGGCTTTACCAGCTCTTATAGAAGGTGCTATTCAGATTATAGAGGCACTTGTACAAGGTATCATTACAGCCTTACCACAGTTATTAACAGCAGCGTTAGAGATTGTGTTGGCACTCATTGAAGGAATTACAACTGTACTTCCACAACTTATTGAGGCAGCCATCCAAATCATCTTAACACTTGTAGAAGGTATTATTAGCTTACTACCAACATTAATTCCAGTTGCTATTGATATTGTTATGACAATCTTTGAGGCGTTAGTTGGAGCTATACCTTTAATCCTAAACGCAGCTATCCAGCTTATGGTTGGTTTATTAACTGGTTTAGTAAGTATGATCCCACAAATCTTAGTTGCTATTGTACAGCTTCTGGTTGCTCTTGTAGTTGCTATTATTAGCGCTATACCACGTTTCTTAGTAGCAGCCGTACAGCTTATTGTAGGAATGATTAGTGGTATTGTATCTATGATTGGAGCCATCATAGGAGCTATTGTAAGCCTTCTGGTTGCCCTTATTAGTGCTATTGCTGGTTATGTTGGTCAGTTCCTTTCTGCGGCTGTACAGCTTATTAAATCAATGATTAGCGGTATTGGTTCTATGATTGGTTCAGCAACAGGAAAGATGTTTGAACTACTAACTGGCATCCTTAATAAAATCAAAGGTTTCAGTTTACTGAGCGCTGGTAAAGATTTAGTTATGGGACTTATTAAAGGTATTAGTTCTATGGCTGGCGCGGCTATTGAAGCTATTACAGGAGTAGTTGATGGAGTAGTCAACAAAGCTAAAAGCCTGTTAGGTATCAAGTCTCCTTCACGTCTGTTTAGGAATGAGATTGGTAAGATGATCCCTGCTGGTTTAGGTATTGGTATTAAGATGGAAGAGAACAAAGCACTGGACGCTGTTAAAGGCTTAGCGTTTGGAGTTGCTTCTATACCATTTGGATTGCCAGAGGTTAATGGAGCTATTGCCCTTAATGCACCTGAACCAAGAGCACAGGATAATGGAGTTAGCGGGGGCAACACCTATATTATCAACGCTACTATCCGTGAGGAAGCGGACATTGAGAAAGTTGTTAAAGCTATTGAGCGCAAGGATGAGAAAAATAGAAGAGCAGGAGGACGCAAACAATGATTAAACTCAACAATGTTTCAGCACCAGAATGGTTTAAGGTAAGAGACTTTGTTGATGTAGTAGTACCAAACGTGAGCCAGGAGACTATTAAAGTCCCTGGCCGCAAAGGTACTGTACGTCAACGTCAAGAATTGGATGGCCGTACTATCAATGTAGACTTTTATATTATTGCTAACAACCAAGCAGACCTACGCGCCAAAGCACGTGAATTGGCTGAGTTTCTGTATCATGAACATGAAGTTAGATTAGAGTATATTTTAGAGCCAGGTTGGCACTATAAGGTTGTATTGGATGGCTCTGTTGACCTAAGTGAAGTATTGCGCCGTGGAGAAGGCACCATTGTATTTTATGCGGCTGACCCTGTACAATACGCCAATGACCCTATTATCCATGATGGCTCAGAGGGCGTACTAAGTTTTGACGCTCCGGGCTCACACAGTAAAAGTATGGTGGAGCTAACAGTACTTAACAGTACCGCTTCTATTGGGCTCACAGGAAATAATGATTACGTCCACCTGGGTACAACAGAAGATGAGCCTGTTAAGTTTATTGAGCGCCCTATTATCTTAAATGATAGTATGGAAACAGTTGCCCCATGGAGCATGGCATCAGGTGTTAAGGAAGGTGTCATCAGTGGCTCTATGAGTTCAACTGGTTATGGTTTTGTATGTACGGACTTTGGCCCAACAGGAGAAAATATAGATTGGCACGGTCCTTCTATGGTACGCTCATTAAGTAAGTCTGTGCAAGACTTTAAAGCTGAGTTCCATTTTGGGTTTAGGCCCAATAGCAATGAGCAAAATGGACGTGTAGAGTTTTACGTTAATGATGTTAATGGTGTGCGTGTGGCACGTATGAGTTTACACATTGGACACCCAACA